ATGCTTTTGTGCTAAGTCAACATGGACGAAGTATTCTTTCCCCTCTTGCGGAATAAAAAAATCATAAAACCGCCCGAACTCATCGACACCGTTGTATGGTTGATTAAAGCAAGTTTCAATCTTATCCCTAGATTTGAAAAACGCATCCACTGATTCTGGTGGCATACAGGCGAATCTTGATAGTGCATCCATTGGATTGGTAAAGAATGCACGTTTAAAATCTTCAATTGTTCTTGTTGGATTGACTTCCCATGTAGGTCTTTTTAAAGCGAAGACCCTTGGAAATCTATAAGCATTTATATGGTCTTCTTCCCAGTCAATGCTAAACATATTTTCTCGTATGTCGTCATCAAGTTCATCATCAATCTTGAATTCGTGCGATCTAACAATTACATCTTTATCTGCGATAACAGAGTCATATCTCTGCTGAATAAAGTCCCCCTTGAATCGTGGGAAGGAAAGTAGAATAACCTTGCCATAGTCTGGAAAGCGTGAGTCTACAGAGGCTCTATACATATCATAAATTGACTGTGCAGTCTTTCCTTGGTCATTACCGCTAGTAGATTCCATGCTGAATCCAGAGATCTCATCAAGGATGACGCAGATTACGTTGTACCCCTCCCAGGACTCTCTTTCGGAGTGGCCAGAGTGACAGGTAATGGACTTATCAAAAGACACCGCCTGCTGTGTGACTGTGTACTTCCCAACGAACCATGGAGACTCTTCGATACGCTTTCTAAATCCTTTGAAGAAAACATTCTTAGCCTGATCTGCGTTAATAGCAATATTGATAATATCAATGGCGTCGCCTGGTGGTTTACCATAATATTTTGCTGGATCTTTTAAGCAGAGCAGAAGATAAACCAAATACGCCACGGCGACAGTAGACATATAATCCTTGCCGCTTCCCTTACCTAGTTGCAGGATTACCTCATTACAAGTTTGTTTATACCGCTTGTTACCTTCTTCTTCTCCAAAAATTGTGATTAGAGTATCTTTCTTATAGATCTGTGTCATGGCCTTGATTGATTGGTATTGATATTCAGAGAGCGGCGGTAGCCTTAAATACTTTTCACTGGTAGCAAATTCTTCAATAGAGACTGGGATTTCATCGAATTCGTCTCCGTCCAGGGCCTGAAGAAAGTCGTCAAACATCAGTAGCCCTCTGCCTTGCCAGTGACCTGGCCAAGTCTTTCAGACACTTCTTTTCTGCAATGAGAGCAGTCAGAAATGACCTCTTTGAGTATTCCAACGAGTATCTCTTGCTTACGTTCTGTCTCAATGATCTGATCTGCTATTTCATTGTTCTCAATTAGACCAGCCTTTTGAAGCATATCAATTTGTTTCTGTTGAATATCTGCAATTAGTTTCAGCGCGGCTGTTTTGTTTGACAATGCCTGAGTTTGGTTTGCCTCCTCAACAACTTTCCACGCCTCCGCAATGAGCATAGAGTAGTGATTATCTGCACCAGCAAGCGCCTCCCTTGCACGATTTTGAATAAGTTTATCGCTGTGAACAACAGAGCGCCATTCATTCAGGTACTCCTGAACTTCAGTTCTCTTGAACCCAGTCTCTCTGGCTATTTGTGTGGGATTTGTATTGCCTTTAAGAAATACCTCAACGACCTTATTTATTCTTTCCCATCTATCTGCTAATTCTAGTTCAGACACTTACTCTCTTCTTTCTTCTCTTTCTAGGCTTTACCATACCTTTAAGTTCTTCAACATAAAAAGACCTGTAAATCCCAGTGTTGGTTTCCATGCAGTCTATCCAAGACACATTCTTTTCTGCATTATGAACAAGTTTGACAAACTTAAAAGTGCCCCTCCTGTTTTTAAATCTAACTACTGTGCCAGCAGAAATTTGATCATTGCCATGCTTCATTTCATAAAATACGGTTATACTTTGGTTATAGTGAAACGGCTGAGTAATTACCTTTGCCCTATTCTTCACATTCATTTTTCCACCTTAGTTAATTATATCACTAGACAGAATGTCCACCGTTTTTGGTGGGCGACCATACTAGTCCTGGTCGATCTATGTTTCTTATCAGAGAGTATCCACACTCATCACATCTAGCATTATCTCTTTCTAGCATCATCACAATTTTTTCTGTTGTTATATCGCAATTCATACAAGTATAAGTGTAGAGAGGCACTACTGGACTTCCTTCCCCATCGCTATCTTTAATAGCACTAGATAGCCCATAAGATCATCAATGTCGTTGTCGCCAAGGTACTCATGCCCGCGCACGAATCTGCTCAACTTATCGTCAATTCGAACCTTGAGTTGTTCAACATTATCAGACTTGGAAAAGATTCTTACTGGCTCTAGTGCAGAGTTGCCATATGCACGATTCTTCTTAATCAAAAGATCCGAGAGGGCATCACAGACCCTTCTAATGCTCTTTTCTACATCATTCTGAGGAATAATTGCCTCACTCCATGCTTCTGTCTTTCCAAATTCGTGTTTAGAGTTATATTGCATATATCTATACATCATGTCTTCATCTATTTCTTGCATTCCAACTCCTTTGATTCTTTATTAGTCCAAATTCTACCAGATACCTATATATAGTTTGATGACTAGTATTGCACTCTTGTGCTATTTCCTGTATCGTCTTTTTATCCACAACATATCTTTTAGTAAGCCAGGCCCGACTTTGGTATAACTTAGCCATTGCTAACCAACTTATGATATGCATAGTATGCGATACCCATTGCATCACCAGCATCGTGGTCCGATACATTAATCCCATATTTGTTGTTGAAGAATTCCATTGTTCTTTGTTTTCTAATTTCTCTGGCTTTGTTTCGATACCAACTATCTGCCTTGCCAGGAAACTGAGCACGAAGACTGTCTTTCTCTATTTTAGTAAAGTTCTTGTTGCCTATATATGGCTGCCATGCACTTGGCGGAACGGTGATAATCATGTCCTTTGTCCATGCTAGAGCAGATACCACTGAACCAACGATCATGGCCATTTTAATTGCCACATCCTGAGACTTTACCATAATCGCAGACTCTATGCAAATATAATCAACATCAAGAAGTTCTTTATTCGCTGCTACTTTTTGATGTGCATCGATTATCTTATCGTAAATAGTAGCGCCATAGAAATTAATCTTGCCCCATTTTATTGGATGCCCATCATAAATACAAAATGCTAGGGAGGTAGTAGATGAGTCAATGCCAAGAACTTTATTTGCCTTTGGCTTTGCTAACTTTGCTATTGATGACATCTAGCATCTCCTTAATCTTAGTTTCATTATGATCTTTTGATGACATTTCACATGCACCACAAATGCTACTTGAGTTGTATCTGCTTAGGGCTTTGGAGCATTGCCGACATGATCTTTTTAGGCCAGCAAGCCTCGCCTTATTCTCATAATATCGTTGCATAATTCTTCTATTTGTTGCACCACGACAACAGATATTGTCACAATACTTTTGATTTTTTTTCTTACTTTGAAAGTGGTTGCCACAAAATCCACAGACCTTGAAGCCATCTTCAGTCATCGACACCGACCTGGAGATTTTCTATCTTAAGGCCCTTTGGCTCCATCTCGTTGCATATTTTTACAACTGGGCATGACTTGCACTGCCAAGTTGATTTTGTGTACCCACGCTTGATATGCACTTCATTTTTCCAAGAATCATAAACTTGACGTAGCCAGTCATAAACGTACTGAATATATTCTTCATTTCGCTCAGACATTTCTACTGGTATTGACAGCAACTCATTACTATTTTTATTTTCATAAAGAACAAAGCCCTCGTCCGTTCCAGCAATCTTCATATAGATAAGCACTTGTAGTAAATGGCTAGGAGAGGGCTGCATTTCTTGTTCTCTTTGAATGTAATAGGAGTCTTTAATGGTCTTGATTTCACCAACTATCTCTTTGCCATCTATCTCTAGAATAAGATCTGCAAACCCCCTGATAGGTGGATCTTGGTTTTTCATCTCCCGTTCCATCTCTTTGAGCAGGCCAGTAGCCTTAATCAGATTCTGTATTCTAGTATGTGCGTCTGTGCCACTTTCCATGGATGCCACGTTTTGTGCAGGAGTGCTCTGCTCAAAGTCGCCTCCAGAAAATGCTATGGTCCAGTATCTAGCGCATGTACCATGTCCATAGCCAAGACTACTGGGAGCAAATGAGACCTTCTTCTTAAACTCTACGGCTGGTCTTTTGTTTTCATACTGGGAATAGAGCATCTTGACAAACTTCTTTGGATCAAGCGTGCTATCCTTGGGTCTATTTCTCAGTGACGATATTAAATTCTTCATTGTTACCCCAAATTCAATCTTGCTACATACTTTAGCGAATCAACAAGTTTATCGATAGAGTCTTTTAGCGTGTAGTAAATGTTCTTCTTCTTGTTATTTATTGATCCAGTTGGACCCTTTGCTAGAGTAGAATAGTATGTTGCAAGTATACCAAACTTTGCTGACAGAGCCTGAAGTTTAGCAATCAGGACCACCGCCTGCGTTGCAGGAATATCTGGCTTAGTGAATACCTTTACAATAAGCGCCAACGCTTCATCGACTTCCTGATCCTGCAAGAAGTCATGAACATCTGTAAACTCTGCAACCTGATTAATCAGATCTATCGGATTTTCCATTTTCCACCAATTCTTCTAGTTTAGACCACTCTATAACAGCGAGTCTAGTCTTGCCGCCCAGAACCAATAGCAAGGCTGGGTCTTTTGTTTTATCTGTTCTTAAAGTGTCTGTAACAATCTTGGCCCACGCAGACTGACTGATTGAGAATGACTTTGAGTATTCTTTAACGTCTACAATAAAGTTTTCCCATGTCGCATCAGACTTTGCGTACTGGCCACGACCAGAGTTTTTATGTGCTACGCCACCGATTCTTTTTATCTCTGATCTTTCGCTCATATAGTGGCTCTTCCTAGATGGCCACTAGAACAAACCCATGTTATTATGCGTTCTCTTTCATTGAACTTTCCATTGTTAGTAACTTCATAACATCCCTGCTCAGGGCATGAGTACGTTCCTTCCATTTCTATT